CATCGCTCAGATCCTCATCGGCGCCAACAAGGGCCGCGGCACCTCGGCCGTCCGTTACGTCACCGCTGCCTAAGCGGCCTGACATCGAAAACGGGGGCTCCGCAAGGGGCCCCTTTTTTGTGCCTGTTTGCCAATGGCCGCAGGGTTATGAGTTTATACTCTGAGTTCCTGCCCGACGCGAAGGAGATGGTCGCCGATTTTGCCGTGGCCGGTTCGGCCAACTCGGGAGCGATTACATTCGCTTGTCTTATCTCCGACCCCGCCGTGCAGACCGTGCTCGAAGCTGGGGGCTATATGGAGCGAACCCAGTACAATGTCCGCATCCCCGCTGCAACGGCCTCCTGGAGCCTTCCAGACGGGTCTACGGGGGCATCCACGGCCATCATCGTCGGCGGCGTCCCCATCGCCTCTCTCGCCCAGGGCAAGAAGATCGTGGCCGGCGGGAAGAACGTCCGCATCACGACCCAGACCTATAAGCCCGGGTCGGCGTGGGTCACCCTCGTCGTCATCGACGACAACCAGTAATGGCCTCAAAGGTTTCCATCGAGCCGAAGTCGCTTGCGGAGTTCGTGGAGGCCTGCCGCCAGTTCGCTAAGAACTCCGGCATCGCCATGCGCGACGCCGTGCTCGAGCAGGGCATGCTTGCCTGTCAGGACGCGGCCAAGTTCACCCCTCCCCTTCCCCGCGGCGGGGGCAACGGGCTTAGCCCTTCCGCAAAAAAGGCAGGCCTTAAAGCCGTGGCTGGAGACATCTCCAAAATCTTCGTGGCCGCAAACGACTCTTCAGCTCGTGGCGTTGCCGGCAACTTGGTCAACCAAGTTGCGTTTGCCGTGAAGACTGGCGACTTCGGAACATTTACTAGGCTCACTGACGGCGGCAAACTCTCCGGCATGCTCGGCCAGCGCAGCATCCTCTCGAAGATTGCAAACGACGCCGACAAGCAAAGGGCTTTTGCCAAGGCGAAGAACTTCCTCAACAGGGCCAACCCTGTAAAGAGCGAGTATGGCACACAGGGCTTCGTCCGAGACCTACGTCCAATCCATGATCAGGTAAAATCCCGCTTCGGGGGTCGAATCAAGAAAGGCCAGCGAGCAGTCTCTGCGAAACTCCTTGTCCAGGATAAGAACGAGCTGAAAGAATACATTGAGCGTCGCCAGCAAATGGTAGGTGTTATCAAGTCAGGATGGGCAAAGGGAATGGCTAGCCTGCCGCGCCTAAAAGAGCCTAACGGGCAGAAAGGTGAGCCTGGAGCCGAGTTACGTAAGGCCACATGGATTACCTCGCATTCAAGAGTTATTGGGACTAGCATAACGACCTTCACCGACAAGATCGCCGAAGTCTCCGTGACCAACACCCTAGGAAACATCAACGCAATCGCCGACGACGCGGGAGTCCTCGGCCTAGTCTACGGAAACCGCGTCAAGCAGATGCCCGCGATGATCCGTTACCGCATGCGAAAGCCCATCAACAAATTTAACCGCAAATAACATGGCCTTTACCAAATCCATTCGCCACATCGTCGAGGGCACGCTCGCGACCTACCTCACCGCCCAGGCTGGACTCGCCGGCGTGGCCATCCTCACGGGTGACAGCGCCGCGACCCAGACCCTACCCAAGGCCGTCGTGCTCTGCGACTCGGCCCGGGCTCCTGGCGACCTCCCCGAAGGCCTTGGCAACTTCGATTGCTCCGTCCGCATCACCCTTTTCTCGAACGCCGACGACACGACCCTGGCCGTCCACCGTGCCCGCTGCGCCGCCCTGTCCGACTGCATGCGGAGCGTGGGCCTGATCCAAGACGCCTTCGCGGTGACCGGCGATGCGCTCTGCTATGACGTGACCTATGTCTCCGAAGACGAGGGCATCGACGAGCGCTCCTGGGCGACTTCCTTTGCCTTCGACATCCTCACTTGCCTGAACCCCGAGTAGGTTGCCAATTAAAGCAGGAGTAAGATGAGCGAAGTAAACAAAGGCGTAGTCTGCCTCTATGGAATCGGCGCCGGCCAGGTTGCCTCCCTTTTTGTGCAGAGCTACTCGGTCAGCTCTGGATTCAACAACACCGGCACGGTGGTCAATGAGTCCGGCCTGACCGTGACGGCCCGTTACGACGACCGACGCTCCGAGATCACCGTCGAGGGCGTGGCCAAGCTCACGTCCGTCCCGCAGCTCGGCGCGACCCTATCCTTCACCGCGAAGACCGCCTCGGCTTACCCCGGCGGCTCCGCTTCGGTCAGCTTCTCGGGCGTGATCACCAAGGTCGACGACCGTGGATCTAGTAAAGGTTTCGTCAGCGTCTCGGTCACTGCCGAGTCGTACGAAGAGATCACCTACTAATTGACACCCCCGAAAGGGGCGTAGTCTGGTGGAGTGGACAGGCGCTTCCTCAATAGCCAGGTAGACCCTGCCCCGTTCAAGTTACTAGGCAGGACTCTTTACCCGTGGTGCCTCAAGTACCGCGTGCGCCTGCATGCGTTCGACTCCCCACTGGTGACAGGTGATCGCGGCATTACGCCCGCAGACTTATTGTTTGCATGTCAGGTATGCGCTGAAGAGACGCTCGGTAATGTAAGCATAATCGACAAAGCCAGAATTGTTTACTTATCCAGTAACCCTTATCGATTTGAGGCGCTCGTTAAAGCCTTCTCAGGTTACATCTTAATCGACAACTGGCCAAAGTTCTGGGAGCAAGATCAGAAGAAGAGCGGAGGAAGCAAGGGCCTCCCGTATCCGCTAGCCATCGTCGCAAACCTAGTGGCCAACGGCATCGACGAAAAGCGTGCCTGGGAGATGCCGGAGTGTCAGGCCATCTGGATGAACGCGGCCTTTGCCATGCGCAAGGGTGTCGACGTGGCGATCATGTCCCCGGAAGAGGAGGCCTACATCGAAGAGCAGCTGAAGGCCGGCGAAGGGGAAGCCCCCGTTGCCAATCCCGCAGGGTAAAGAGCCCATGTCCCAAGACCTTACGTTAAAAGTTAAGACGGACTCTGACGTCCCGGACGCCATGAATAAGGCGAAGACGGCTGTCTCTGGTTTCGACAAGCAACTTCAGGACATCCGCAACAAGTTTGGAACGTCTTTCAAGGACATCTTTTTGTCGGCCCTAGGCCCTATGGCGCTCGTTGCTTCTGCCACTGCGTTTATCGGCAAATTAATTGCAGATAATCAAAAGAAACAAGAAGACGCTAATAAAGCAGCCATCGAAGGTACGAACGAACTAATGTCCGCCCAGGATCGTTACTACGCCAACAAGCTTAACAACGAAAAGAAAGACAAGGAGACGGTTGAGCAGGCCGCTGCTGCCCGTAAAAAAATTACAAAGGATTTCTTGGAGAATGACCCACGCGGCAAACAAATGTATGACGAAGCATACAGAGAAAAGTTCTTCGGTCACCCATTCAAAAAAACAAAGGCAGGCCTCATTGAAGATGACCCAGAGATTCAGTCTAGGGTTCAGGCTATGATCGCTGAAGACGCTAGGAAGAATCCCCAGGCAGGGATTAACCCTGAGCAAAAATCTGAAGCCAAGGCCGGCTCATTCAAGGGCCCCGAAGGCTTCGGCACGGTCGTCGGCGTCGGCGCGAACCCGGTCATGGAAAAGATGACCCGCCAGAATGAGATCCTCGAGGAAATTAAGATTATCCTCCAGGAGCAGAGCCTCATCAATAAGGGCGGCATGGTTCCTTCTCCGTTCACTGAGGCCGTGCCTCTTACCCTCCAGAAGATGGGAGCCGTCTAATCTACCATGGCCATCGTCAACACAGGAAACGCCCTCTCTTCCGAGCTTATCCAGCCCGGGATCACCGTCATGTCGGACGGCTTCGGACTGGTCACCGCGTCGGCGACTTACAAGTGCGACTGGGCGACCCCCGTCCCGGTCACGCAGCGCGGCGCTCCCCTGGACTTCGGCGGCCTGACTTACCTCAAGGCGCACAAGTCGAGCATCAGCTACGACAACTTACAGTTCAAGACGGTGAAGGTGGACTACGTCGGCATCGACCCGACGGTCAACAGCGGCGCATGGACTAACGCAAACACCTCCGCGGCGAACGGCCTGACCGCCGAGAACATCACCTCTCATCCTAACTTCTTTGAGCAGGCTGGCGGGTATACTGTAGGCCCTCTCGCAGGCTTGCCTTCCGACTTCGGCGGTCTCTACGACGACTCGACCCTCGGGCCTCCCGTCACGGTCATCGCGGTCGCACCTTCTCCGAACGCTGGCAAACCCGTCGTCGTCCCGTCCTCCGAAGGCTACAACGGCGCGTGCTTCGAGACGGGCATGGGCGGGCGCTTCATCGGCTTCGTCGACCCGACCGTCCCTTATCTTTTCGGCAAGACTCAATATCTCGCAACGACCACGACCTACACTGGCGTGATTTATGTCAATGCACATCAGTCTGCTCGCATGATTATCGACTCCCTAGGCACGGCAGTCGCCGGCAATACCTGGGGAGCGTTCAAGCTTCTCCCCGACTGGGCTGAAGTCGGAACAGGCCCTTACGGGAAATTAAACCTTCTCTCTCAGGCCAACGTCGAAGAGTTCGGTTTGATTTATAAGGTAAACTATGAGATCCGATTCTCAAAGGAAGGCTGGCCGCCGGACGTTTACATCAACCTCTGACCGATGTCTATTCAACCCGGAGTCGGCTACACGTTCACTTCGTCCAGCCTAGGGACGAACTTCAACATCGAGAAGCCCTGGGGGCCGTGGGCCGTCTACCCGGTCACCGAGGAGGTCTGTCCGTTCACCATCGTCGACGAATCCTCAGGCACGACCTACAAATTCAGCTGCACGCCTGGCATGGTGAACTCGGTCATCCCTCAGATCGGCATCGCCCCGCTTGCGACTAAGCGCCTCGACTACGTTCCGACCCCGACGACGGCCTTCAACTTCGACCCGGCCACTGGTTACTCGTATATCTACCTCAAGGTCTCGGCGGACTATTCCACTCCTCCGACCATCTACCCTGTGACGGATCAGACAGACATCCTTTATCCGCGCATCATCTCGACGAGTATTCAGCATCCGGCCACGGACGACTCCGCCTTCTTCCTCCTGGCTGTCGCCTACCAAGACCAGACCAACCCGGGTGGCGTTGCGACCCCGATTGTCATCACTCAGCTGACGTGCGGCTCTCAGTGGTCTGACCGAATCAAGGTCGGCACATCTACCGCGAAGTACTTCTTCGCCCGCGCCTGATGCCCCTGCCTCCGCTGACAAAGGACTATTTTACTGTCGGCGGAACCCAGGTTTTCGGCGTCACCTTGTTTACTTGGGGGCAAGCACGTTCTCCCGTCTATGCTGCGCAACACACCACTGGCGGATTTAGTTTTAGCAATTCGTCTCACGCATACGACTATTATAAATACAGTGCGGGCGCTCCTATCCGGGCAGTCGACGCCCAAGGTCGCCTCTTCCGCGGGACTCCTTTTGCCGCGCCTGGTTACAACGACTACGCAACCTTTTCCGGCGGGAGCCCTCCCGCAATCGAGGAGCGTTTCTTTTTCGGCGCATTCTACGAAGACCCGCTCAACCCTGGCACCTTTCTCCCGTCCGTTGCAACAGGCCTAGATAAGGACTATGAGTCCGCGATACTGACCGGGGCCTTCTATGCGGGCACGACATCTTCGGTGACCGTCGGCGCAACCGCTTTTGACGGCTCCGACCCCTTCGGACAAAATATCGGGCCAACCCCTACGGGCGACATTACCGCGGTGACCTTGGCATTCTGACCCCCTTGCCAATCTGGGCAGGGTTAAGAAGACCCGATGAGCTGCTCCAATACCGCCGTATTCTCCCGAGGGGACAGTTTCTCCAGCGTCTGGACGTGGGTTCCCGGGGCCGGCGAGCCCGTCAACCTCCTCGGCACGACCATCGCCTCGACCCTCCGCGATCGGAGCGGCAAGGAATACCCCCTCGTCATCGTGCTGGCCGGCAACGGCCTCTCCTTCACGGCCACCTTCCCCGGTGACACCGCCGACTGGGCGCTCGGCCTCGCGAGCTGGGACATCCGCTTCACCTTCCCTGGCGGCCCCGTGACGCACTCGACCATCTTCCGCGTGCAGATCCAGGAGACCATCACTCAAGCTTAACATGGCGACCATCAACGGAACATTCAACAGCCTGATCGCGGGAACGCTGTCGGGCACCGTCGCCACCCCTGGCGCTACTGGCCCCGCCGGCCCTGCCGGCCCTGCCGGCCCTCAGGGCGTCCCAGGAGCTCCCGGCGTCGGCGTCCCTGCTGGCGGAACTACGGGCCAATTCCTGACCAAGTCGAGCAACCTCGATTATTCGACTGGCTGGTCGACCCTATCTCTCGCCGGCTACGCGACCGAGTCCTGGGTGACCGCTGGTTTTTATCCTCTCACTGGTAACCCCTCGGGCTTCCTGACGGCCTCGGCGCTTACGCCCTACCTGACCAAAGCCGATAATCTCGGCAGCCTGACCAACTTCGCCACGGCCCGCGACAACCTCAACCTCGGCACGCTTAACTCCCCGACCTTTGCGGGTCTCACGTTGCAGGGCTCAGGCGCTAACGTCGGCCAGTATACGCCGACCTCCCTGAGCCTGACGCACACGACCTTCGGTTCCTTCGTGATCTCGCCGTCGTCGGGCATCACGTTCCCCGATACCTCCATTCAGACGACCGCCTTCGTCGCCGGCTCCGGCTTGCCCACTGGCGGCACGGTCGGCCAAGTCCTGACCAAGAACTCCGGCACGAACTTTGACGCGTCCTTTGCGACCCTCATCCCGGGCGACCGCTACCTGACGAGCTCGACGACGAGCCTGACCATCGACAACGCGAACAAGACCCTGACCGTCGGCACGGGCTTGTCGTACACCCCGCAGCAGGACGTGGTCATCGCCTATGACGCGGCGAACCATATGCACGCCCAGGTGCTGACGTACAACTCCGGCACGGGTGTCATGACGGTCGATGTGCGCAGTCACTCCGGCTCGGGCACGTTCTCGCTCTGGACGGTCAATGTTGGCGGCACGGTTCCCGAGGCCTCCGTTGCCTGGGGTTCTATCACCGGGGTTTTGGGCAATCAGGTAGACCTCGCTGGCGCTCTTTCGGCCAAGCTCGAAGTCACGACCGCGGCCTCGACTTACTTCACGATCGCATCGGCTGCGGGCAAGGCGAACCTCTCCGGGGCGACGTTCACGGGTAAGGTCAACTTGGCAACGATTTCGGCATCAAGCCCGAGCGTGAACCTCGGAGGGCAATGCGACTCTGCACCGGCTTCGGCAACGAACGGAGACCTCTGGATTTCAAACGCTGCCTCCCCTAAAATCACCTATCGGATTGGCGGGATTAATTACAACTTAGCCGTCCTGAACCAGTTCAACACGTTCACGGGCCAGATGGTCATCAACACGACCTCTTCATCGACCGCCGCCCTGCGTGTCACTCAGCTCGGAGCAGCAAACGCCATCGAAGTCGAGGACAGCACGTCCCCTGACGCCACCCGTTTCGTCGTCGACGCCAACGGCAAGGTCGGAATCGGCGTCGCCCCGGATACGACCGCCGCGCTCAAGGTCGATGCGAACGGCATCATGTTCGGAGATGGCACGCTGCTGATCACGGCGCCGAATAGTGTCCAATTTAATGGCAGCTCCCAAGCCAATCCCATTTCAGGTTCCTTTGATAACAGTTCTACTTCTTACCCTAGCGAACTACTTGTTAATTTCGGAGGCACTATCTACGCAGTCCCTGCCCGCATCGTATAATTTATGATCCTCGCAATCCTCTCCTTCATCGCCGGCCTGATCACGGGTCTGCTCGTCATGCGAAAGCACGCCGCCAAAGCCTCCGAGCTGGAGGCCAAGGGCAAGGCCGCTCTCGACGCGCTCAAGGGACGCTGACCCTGTGCGCTTGCTCCTGGTCATCGCCGTCCTGGCCCTGACCGGGTGCAGTCTGTTCCGCAAGGGTGACGCCCTGCCGCCCCTGCCCGTCCAGCCGCCGGCCCCGACCAAGCCTGACGCCGTCCAGACCCTAGGCAAAGACCTCGACAAGACGGATCACCGCGTAGGCGCTGCGCTCGTGGCCATCGAGAAGAACGCCGACAAGCCCAAGGTGGTCGTCGCGGAGTCTCGCCTCGCTCAGTCCTATCTGCCCCCGCCCCCCGAGGCGGACGTGGCCTTCGCCGTTGCCCGGGCTACCAAGGCCGACCCCATCGACTACGCCAAGCAGATGGAGTTCGGACGCAAACTCGCCACCGCCGTGAACAAGGCATGGGAGAAGCTCGAGGCCGACCAGAAGGAAGCCGCCCGCGTCTCTGGCCTGAAGGACGCCCGCATCGTCGAGCTGACTAAGGAGGTCGAGCGCGTGAAGAAGGACGCCTCCGCCCAGACTTGGACGCTCGTCGGCGCCGGCCTCGCCGTCATCGGTGCGCTGACGACCGCCTTCATGGGCCCGCGTATCGGTCTGCCCCTGCTACTCTGCGGAGCCTTCTGCGGATCGGTTCCATTCATCATCGACTCGCCCTGGTTCGAGTACGCCGCCGGTGCGACCATCGTCATCTCCTGCGGCCTCGGTCTCTGGTGGCTGGCCGACAAGGTGCGCGACTCGGTGAACAAGCCCTCTCCCACCGATGAGCCGCCGCAAGAATAAGGTCAAAGTCGTCAGCCGACGCTTAGGCCGTGAGCGTGCCTGGGGACAGGCCTTCATCGGCGAGAACAAGCTGGAGATAGATCCAAGGCTCGGCGCACGGCGTTCCCTTGAAGTTCTAATTCACGAGGTCACCCACCTCGCCCATCCAGGGATGTCAGAGCCTGAGGTCGACCGCACGGGCAAGATGATCTGCGCCGTGCTCTGGTCTCAGAACTACCGCCGCGTCCTGCTCGAACCTAACGCCAAGCCGCCCCGCATCTCGTGAGCCCTCCTCCTCCGCCCATCAACCCGGAGAGCATCCCGCAAGAGGTGCGTGACGGCTTTGTCGCGAGCATCATCGGGGCCATGGCCATGACGGCCCGCCTGCTTTTGTCCGAAGACCGCCAGACCTGGTCGTGGGTGGCTCGTCGCGTGGCGGCCGCATCTATCACCGCAGTCATGGCCAATTACGGGTTGGCCGATTATATCTCATCTGACAGCCTACGCACCGCCGCCGTGGGCGGTCTGGCTTATGCATCACCCGAGGCCCTCGACGCTGCTCTCCGGGCAATCAAGGCTAGGGTCAACCGCGAGGCCGACCGCATCGCCGGCAATCCCAAGCCCTCCAAGTCCAATGGCAAAGCCAAGCGCAAGCGGAAGTGAGGCCAACCTCACTCTGGCCGTCCTGATCCTGACGGTCGTGTCAGGCCTGACGGCTCTCAGCTGCGCGTTGACCTCCTCGTTCGTGCTCGACCAGTTGCACAACAGTGAGGCGCTGGCCCTGATCGTGGTCGATGGTTCCAGCATCAAGTCCGACTCCCAGTCCCTGGAGCGGAACCTTTCTTGGGCGACCCTAGCCCTTCGCTCCGTCCGCGACCTAGGCTGGGCCTTGGCCGTGGGGTGTCTAGGGGTAGGGGTGGCGGTCTTCTTACGCTCCCGCCGTCAAAAGGCCTAGGAAGGGCAGGGAGAGGCCTTTAAAGGGGTAGCCTATGGCCGACCTATGGCTGGCTTTTGACCCCCTGAAAGCCCCTGTCAAAAGTTTCGGCAAAAGAGTTTGACGGAATGCATTTGGTCTGAGAGAGTGTTCGGGCACCACCAAAACCATGAGCACCGAATACATCAGCCAGATCACCCTCAAGTCTCTCAAACTGAATCTGACGTTCAGCCGCGAGACCTACTGCTTCACGACCAAGGCCTACGTCAACGGCATCGACGTCGGCTATGCCGAGAATGACGGCCACGGCGGATGCACCTTCGTCACCCTCTCCGCCGAGGGCATCGCGATGGGCATCGACCGCAAGGCTCTCGAGGATCGCATCGACGACCTCGTCGACGACGCCGCCAAGGCGAAGGACACCGCCCGCCTCGTCCGTAAAGTCCGCAAGGACATGACGACGAAAGTCCTCTTTATCAAGGAAAACGAGTTCGAGGCCGGATGCTATTCCTTCTGCAAGCATAACGGCACCGTCCCCGGGTTCGACGCCGCCTTCGCCGCGATGAAGAAGAAGTATCCGAACGCGACCTTCCTCAACGGCATGAGCGACGCCCAACTCGTCCACACCCTCGGCCTCTAATCCTCCGCACATGAAAGCCCTCATCGCCCTCTCCGCCCTGGTCATCTTCGGCTGGCTAGCCGTCGTCACCTTCTGCGGCCCTGAACTGGCCCGAGCCATCAACGGCCCCGAGCCGGTCAAGGCCAAGGCCGTCCGCAGCCACCGCTAATTTCCACCCACCCACATGAACCAAGACCCCATCGACCTGATCACCGTCGGAGACCGCCCCCTCCGGCTGTCCCGCCCGGTGCTCCCCCACGCCGCCCGCCGTCTGGCCGGCGTGCTCCCGCAACTGAACGCTCTCAACACGGCCGGCAAGTCTCAGGCCGATGCGGCCGAGGCCCTCGGCGTCTCCGTCGGCGCCGTCCGCACATGGATCGCGCTGGCCGGCATCCCCTGGTCGAACCTCAACCGCCGCGGCCCTTACCGCCGCCAGAAGTAATGCGTTATCTCTCCGTCTGCTCCGGCATGGAGGCCGCGTCCGTCGCTTGGCACCCGCTCGGCTGGACTCCTGTCGGCTTCTCCGAAATCGAACCTTTCCCATGTGCCATCCTCAAACACCGATTCCCCAATACTCCTAACTATGGCTCACTCACCGAACACACCTCCTGGCCCCTCGAACCTGGAGCAATCGACCTTCTGGTCGGAGGCACACCCTGCCAGTCCTTCTCCGTCGCCGGACTCCGCAAAGGACTCACCGACCCAAGGGGCAACCTCGCCCTCACCTTTCTTGGCTTGGCTGACAAGCTCAAGCCCCGCTGGATTGTCTGGGAAAACGTCCCCGGTGTCTTGTCTTCGGGAGGAGGGCGGGACTTTGGTTCCTTCCTCGGGGCGTTGGTCGAACTCGGGTATGGGTTCGCCTACCGAGTGCTGGACGCTCAACACTTCGGAGTTCCCCAGCGTCGTCGTCGAGTCTTCGTTGTCGCGTGTCTTGGAGACTGGCGAGCTGCCGCCGAGGTTCTATCTCTCCGCGAAGGCTTGCGCGGGCATCTTGAGGCGGGCGTCAAAAAGAGGAAAGCAACTTCCTCCGATGTTGGAGCAAGCGTTGAGGCAAGCGGCTTGCCAAGAACCGTCGGAACCCTGTGCGCCGACACCCACCCCGGAGCCTATTCAGGACAGGACGCCTACACAGGACGCTTGATCCCACAGCCTTATACGGCGTCCTCATTCGCACAATACGCCGAAGGAG